GAGACTTTCGCTTATCCAGACGTGCAAAGTAAATCCCAATTACCGGCAACGAATGATCAATGAAGTGTGGTCGCAAGACCCGGTTGCTTTCATCGAGGACATACTATTATTAAAGATACCTGATTTACATAATGCAATTAAGCCGTTCTTTTTGTTTGAATATCAGAAAAAAATACTTTTGAAGCTAAAAAAGTACGAAGATTCCGGCGAAGACACGGAATTACTGGTTGACAAACTGCGTGCTATGGGTTTAACGTGGTTAATTTGCGCGTATATGTACTGGCGGTGGTTATTTACGAAGAATTGGTCGGGTTTTGTTCTTTCAAGGACGGAAACGGAGGTGGATAACGGCTCGGAAAGTCCTGACGACTGCATTTTTGGTAAATTTCGCTTTTTTATCGCCGGTACACCGAGATTTTTGATACCGGACGGGTTTGTGCCGAAGGGGAAGAAGGGTACGAACACCGATATGACGCTTCGGTTGACAAATCCGATGCTTAAAACATCAATTACGGGGTCTTCGACAAATGCAAATGCCGGTCGGTCGCGACGGTATTCTTTTACGTTTATTGACGAATGTTTTTTTATCGACAAATTTCTCGATGTACGACGCGCGCTTGAATCGGTTTCTCGGACAAAAGTCTATGTTTCATCGGTGAAGCAAGGTCGGACGGCGGAGAAATTCAAGAAAATGTGCCAAGAAAAGAAAACATACATTACTCTTTCATGGCGCGATCATCCGTGGAAAGACCAAAAATGGTATGACGATAAGATGGCCGCGGCGAAGTTTGATCCGGAGATAACGAAAGAAATTGAAGTCGATTACTCGGTAAACTCGCGAGACCAATATTATCCGGAAGTTCGGCAAGCAAGCGTCGCGCCGATAGCTTACAATCCGGCGAAGCCTCTCTATTGTTTTCTCGATTTTGGAAAACAAGATTTGACCGTTATCGGGTGGGCGCAATTCGACGGGACGATGGTAAACATCATCGATTGCTACGCGAATAAAGGTAAGCCGGCAGATTGGTACGTACCGTTTCTCAATCCCGACATTAAATTGGACGGTGAGTGGCAATACCAGTACATCGATCAACTTCCTTTTCTCGAACGAGTGCGACGCTGGAAGAAACCGAAAGGGTATTTCGGAGAACAGGCGCATTTCAACAAAGTGATGCCGTTGAATATTTCTATCGCTCAAGTGCTTGCGCGTCATGGGGTGCACCTGATGTGCAATAAACGAGCGATGGCATATGAACCGCGACGACACGCAACATCGGTGATGTTGCCGAGAATGGTGTTCAACGAGGAATCAGACGGCGCGATGGAGTTGTATGACGCCATTACGACTTCTCGGTACAGCTCGCAGTCAACGCTTGCCGGGGCAAACAAACCAAAACATGACGACGAGATTGCCGATTTCCGCGCCGCGCTTGAAAATTTATGCGTCTGCATTCCGATAATTTTGAAAAGTCAGAGGGAGGACTTAACGGAGAAATTTAAGGAAGGTGGCTTTCATTTTCAGATTACTAAGTATCTAAAAATATAATATGAAACAAGTCACAATCAAAACTATTCCGCATAAGAAGCAACGATACGAAACTCCGGGCGATTATTTTAATATCGGAAAGAAGGAAACAATGTTTCATATTTCCGATTTGAAAAACAACGACTATGAATTTCTCGTAGCGATACACGAGATAATCGAATGGTATTTTACGGAGCGTGCCGGTATAAAAGAGAAAGACATTATGAAGTTCGATAAGGAATTTGAGGCAAAACGCAAGACGGGGAATACGGACGAACCAGGAAATGATCCGTCTGCTCCGTATTATGAACAGCACCAGTTTGCTACGTTTATAGAAAAACAAATCGCAAAAGAACTCGGTATCAACTGGCGTGAATATGAACACGCATTTGATAAATTTATAAAATAACATTGTCGGAAAACTTCGGTAAAATGAAATAACCATTATGTACACACGTCAACTTTTTGATTCAGAAGCTCGCGAAGCATTACTTCGCGGTGCGGAAATAATTTATAAGGCGGTAAGTTCAACGCTCGGCGCCCGCGGGCGTAATGTCGTCAGGCAATCATTCGGACGTCCGAAAATTACGAACGATGGAGTTACTATCGCCCGTTCAATAAATCTTGAAGATCCATTTGAGCGACAGGGTGCCGACTTGCTCAAGGAAGCGGCGGAAAAAACAAATATGGAGGCGGGAGACGGTACGACAACTTCTATCATCTTGGCCTACCAACTTTTTACGTATGGTCTTGATGCTATCAATGCCGGTGCGAATCCGATGGTCTTGCGCCGAGAAATTGAAGCGGAATCAGAGAAGATTATCGCCGCACTAAAAGAAATGGCGATACCGATTGATACTGACGAGGCGTTGGAAAATATTGCTACCATTTCGGTGGAAAACGCGGAACACGGAAAGATCGTCGCCGATGCGGTACGAACGGCCGGAAAAGACGGTATGGTGATTGTCGAAGAGGGTATGGCACCGTTTATCGTCAAGGAAGAAGTTGCCGGTTATCGTTTTGATCGCGGACTGGAATCGCCGTTCTTGATTACTGACCTTGAGAAGGGAAGATGCGTCTTTGAGGGAACGGAAGAACGTCCGATACCGATTCTTATCACGGACAAATCGTGGAGTTTGGCGCAAGACCTTTTGCTGTTGATTACCGAGCTGAAAAAGAACGGACAAGAAAAACTCGTTGTTATTGCTGAACAAATTGACGGAGAATTGATGCAATTTATCGTAAAGAACAAATTAGCAGGCGCGTTTCACGTCGCAGTCGTAAAATGTCCTTTTAACAAGGACATGCTCGAAGACATCGCCGCGCTTACCGGCGGAACCGTAGTAACTTCGATAAAAGGACTGAACACGCCGAAGATAGAACATTTGGGAAAAATAACGAAATTTATTTCCACACAGTTTGATACCACGCTTATCGGTGGAAAAGGAAACGCGACGGAAAAAATTGATACATTGCGTTCGCAGATTGCTGACGTTGAAACGGAAGAATATGAGAAAGATAAATTACAGAAACGTTTGTCCGCGCTTATGGGAAAGACGGTAGTGTTGAAAGTCGGCGCACCGACCGAAGCGGAAACAAAATATCTTAAAGACAAATTTGACGACGCGGTTAATGCTACGCGAGCGGCAGTGGAAGAAGGTATCGTGCCCGGTGGTGGAATGGCGCTGTACAGGATTGGAATTGGAAATTATATAAATAATCCCGTTCTTTTGGGTATGCTTGTTTCTCCTTTTTCAAAAATTTTAGAAAATAGTGGGGAACAAGAATTAAAATCAGGAGAGTTTAAATCTTTTTTGGTAACACCGAACTCCGGTTACGACGCGCTTAATGGTGTCGTTGTACCGGATATGGTGAAAGCCGGTATTATCGATCCTGTAAAAGTGACACGAACTGCCGTTAAAAACGCTGTTTCTCTGGCGTGTATGTTACTGACTACTGATACGGTTATCGCCACTATCGATCCGGAGGATAAAAAGTAATTGACGACACGATTAAATAGGTTGTATAATAAAATCAAATGAGACACGACATTGTAGAATTTGTAAAGACGGTGTGCAAACGATATAAACTCGAAGCGTATTACATGCCGGATGGCGACACATATGTTGTTACTCGAAAAGGTCGCGCGATCCAAAACTTCAATACTCGACAATTCTATGAAATTCCGAAGATTCAAAGAATGAAAGACTATATTGGACTCATAATGGGTTTGAACCATAATCTTGGTGAGAAGCATAAAGAACAATTATATCTTCGCCGTAATTATGGAATAAAAATTATATGAAACCAACAGAAGAAAAAATCAAACTTGAGAATCTTCGCATTCCCACCGAAATGGAAATTGATACGGCAGGGAAAACATACGAAAAATTTTACAAATGGCGAAATTATCGTTCCGGTGCTCTCGCGCAGTTTCAAAGAGATGATTTTGAAACGGTTCTTCGCAAATCTCGCGAACTGTTTTGGAACGCGTTAAAAACTCCATCAGATGATCTGAAAGAACTCGGTATAGAATTTTCACTTCCTTACGTTCGTAACGAAGTGCTTAATTTTGTCGGACGTATCACTTCACAACATTATAATGGACATTTTAACGGCGATGGTCTTGATATTTTCGGTGTGAAAGTTTTACAGGGTATCTTTGATAAATGGTGCTTCAAGAACAACGAGAAAGTGGAAAGTTTTTGGGAAGTTTTGTATGGTGTGGTAAACGGAACGACCTGTCGGTTTATCGGGTATAATGATGGAAAGTTGACTCGTCGTTATCTCGACCGATATGATCAAGAAACGGGTAACTACATCATTAAAGAAAAAGACGAACCGTATTGGAACGATGTGTGGGCGGAACAAGTACCGATTGAAGATATTTATTTGCCCAAAATATACGAGCGAAATTTCCAACGACAAGGGCGTATGATTTGGAAAACAGAAATGGATTGGAAAGATTTTCGTCGTGAGTTTAGAAGTTATGATAACGCAGAGTTTGTGTATCCGGGTAACATGATTGCCGAAGATTCTTTGTATTATCGAATGCTCGGAGGAACGGGGGTTATGTCGGGAAATAAAATTCAGTTGATAAAAATGTATGATTGGATAGAAGATGAGTATATTATTTTTGCCAATGGTATTCTTCTGAACGCGGTAGGCAAAGGAAAAAAACAAGCGACATCGCCGATGCCGTGGGATCATAAAATGGGGCCGTTTACGTGGGGTATATTATCTCCTCTTGATGAGAAACTTGCTTACGGTATGCCGTTGCCATTCTTAATTAAGGAACCTCACCGCATTATGAATGTAGCGAATACGATGTTGATGGAACACGAATTACGTAATGTATCTCCGGCAATTCTTTCGTCTGACTTCGATGCGCCGAAAATTATATTCGGACGCCATGATGTTATTTCCGTCAACGATGTTGATGCGTACAAAGAATTGAAACTTTCTGACCCATCGAATGCGTTCTTCTCGATGTTGAATGGGGTGAAAGCCAGCATGTCCGATACAGCGCAAGGTGGATCGGCTCCGATGACTCCGTCTAAACAGCCGAAATCTGCACGCGAGGTTCTTCAACTTGAGAGTTTGAAACAAGCGGCGATGGGAATAACTTTGACGATGTATTACGATATTCTTCGACAAAAAATGTTGCTCGTCGTAAAAACCGCCTTGCAATTCTATCAGGTGAACAAATATGCCAAAGAGCAAACGAAAATTATCCGCGCATTAAAAATTCCAAATACTTCTCTTTCGACCGGTGGTGTTGGAGAAATGCAGATACGTATTGTCCCGAAACGAGGAAAAGATTTTGACCACAAAGGAAGAAGCGAAGAACTTTTCTTTGAGTCAATTCAACAAGCGATGTTGAACGGGAAAATGACCGAGATCCTCGAAGTCCCTGTAGATTATATTCAGAATCTTGAATTTGAGATCACTTCCATCGATATGGAACCGGAAAACAGCGACGCCATGCGAAAAGCCGAATGGAACGAGGGTATTGGAAAACGACTTATCGAAGTATATGTCCCGCAAGGAATTGCTGATCTCGGAAAGGTTTATCTTCGCGATATGGAGAAAAACGGCGAACATCCGTCTGATTACGCGAGTGAGAAGGCGTTACCGCAACTTTTGTCTTCATGGGGCGAACAGCAGACATTCAAACCGCCGGAAGGTAAGGGAGCGCAGGAAAATGTTCCTTCTAACCAAGGAAATCTTCAACAGTCTGGCACCGGAATGAAATTTGGTGGGAACAATACCTCACCTTTACCGATAAATACATAAAATATGCTTAAAAAACTACTTTACAAGTATTTTCCGCCCGATCCGATGACTAAAGAGGAGTTTCAAAAAATGTTGAAAACTCTATATAATGATAATACTCATGAGTTTGAACAA